TAATATTTATAGAATGTTGATCTATTACAATTGACCTCTTTACAAGCAGATGTAACCACACCTAAATGTTTTTCAAGTGCGTTTAATAAGTTGTTTTTTAATATGTTGGTTTTTGTTGCCATAATACAAAATTAAGCATATTTAGTAACTATTTGTGAATACCGTAAATTTTTACCATCAATTCTAAATTTATAATAGTAATATAAATACCACAATTCTTTGATTTGCCATTCAATTTCAGGTATGTTTCTTCTATATTTTTTATTTACTGGAAACACCTCTGCGATTGCATAAATGCGTTTGTAGCATTTAATATCATCGGTTGCATCATATCTATGTTGTTTTGCTTTTGCTTTGTAATTGATTATAAAAACTTCAATATCACGAATTATTTTCTGTTTCCCTTTGCTTATCACATTCTAAATGTAAGATAAATTCGTCTCTTGTAATAACTTTATTTAGATATTTATATGTTTTGATGGTGTTTATGTCTGTAAGAGAAATAGATTTTTCTCTGATTTGATATGTTTTGACGTTTGGGGAAATAGCAATAAATATACTTTGTGAATCACATTTGTAGTAAGTCCAAAGTTTTCTTACCGTTTCACAAATGT